AGCCTTCTGGTGGTCAGGCTACTAAGTTTTATTCTTCTTGCATTGTTAAATTATTTAGTTCCGAATCAGATAATCAAGCAATTAAAGGAAAAATTAAAGTAGGAGATAAGTTAATTGAAGAAAAAATTGGAAGAACCATTCGTTGGGAACTTCAGTTTTCTAAAACTTCTCCAGGTTTTCAGTCTGGTGAATATGATTTTTATTTTAGAGGTGATGATATTGGTCTTGATACCATTGGTGACTTGGTTACTACAGCAGAACTAAACGGTATTGTAGAACGCACAGGAGCATGGTATATTCTTCCTGATGGCTCAAAGGTGCAAGGTAAAGAGGCATTTGTCAATCGTGTAAGAGAGGATCTTGATTTGCAAGAATCAATCAAGGCAAAACTAAATGCCTAGTTATACAGTTTATAGTGGTTTATTTTTATGTCATACCTGTAAAATGGAAGTTAGATCGCTAAGATTATATGCAGAAACAAAAACTGCCACCTGGATGTGCAAAGAAAAACATATTAGCACGGTTGGCTTTGGTAAAAAAACTAAAAAAGATTTTGAGGTATAATAGTATTATGAATAATTTTCCTATGTATACAAAAACAAAAGCAGAAGACTTTATTGACAATCAAGATTTTCCTGTTGTGCAAATTGAAAACATTTTATCTGACGAGCATATTGCAGAAATATATTATAAGGTTGCTCAGACAGATGACTCCCAAACAATAACTCAGCCTTGGGCTGGGCACAAAGCATATCATACTAAATTTTCAAATGATGTTATTAGTCAAATAGAAAAAAGAGTATCAGAAATAGTTGGTGAAGAAATGATTATGGCTGAATATTCTTTTGCCAGATACTCAGAAGAGTATGGTTATAAGTGCAAACTATTCCCACACTATGATACAAAAAAGTCACAAAGGGTAACATGTGATATTCAACTAGAATCAAATGAGGATTGGGGAATTATAGTAGAGGGTGAACAGTACAATCTAAACTACAATGATGCCTTGATCTTTGCGGGAAGCCAACAGATGCACTGGAGAGAAGATAAGCGGATAGGACAAGATACAAAAATTGATATGATGTTTTGTCATCTTGTATATAAAAATGATAGACCTCTTCAGGAAAATCATGTAGCCATATTAGAAAAAAGAACTCGTGCCTTAATGATGGACACGGGGATTGATAGTCAGATAGAAACAAATGACAGAAAAGAGTGAGTCAAAAAGAATTGGTGCAAAACAGCACAAGAATTCTGGTAGAAACACACATAAAGGTGATGCAACATGGCAAAACTTTACTGTAGATTTTAAAGAGGCTTCAAAGTCTTTCACATTAAATAAAGATGTATGGGCAAAGGCCACAACAGATGCAATTAAAAATAATAGCGATCCGTTAATAATAGTTGTTCTTGGCTCTGGAAATACAAAAGTTAGACTTGCTATACTGGAATTTGATTTATTAGATCAAATTCTAGATGGTGTATAATATAATAAAAGGAGATACTATGAAAAAAGATTTACCAAACGTATTAATCGACAATGCTTTAACACAAGAAGATGTATCAGAAATATATAAGATTGTTTCTTCAACTACCAGCCAAACCTTTGTTGAAGATCTTGGATATAACAGTTGGCATATTCAATTACCACAACATATTATTGATAAGTTTACAAAATATGCTGAGGGTATTGCTGGAGAATCATTAGTTCTAAAGGAATATAATTTTTCTAGATATCAAAAAACAGTTTCAAATTGTGGAAAGTATACTTTTTATCCATTGCTCTTTCCACATACTGACGAGGTATTTAATGAGTCAAGACTCACTTTAGACTATCAGATAGGTTCAAATGTATCTTGGGGAATTACAGTAGATAACTGGGAGTCTGAAGCAACATATACACTCAAAGACAATCAACTACTTTCTTTTTCTGGTTCTCATCAGGTTCACTGGAGACCAAAAAGAGAATTTGTAGATGGTGAATTTTTAGAAGCAATATTTTTGCACTTCTCACCAACTACATCAGAAACCCTCACTGCTGATCATGTAAACATTATGAGAGAAAGAGCAAAAGAAAAATATATAGTTTGGAATGATGAAACGGGTGCTTCATCTAACAAGTCAGAAGACGGCTTGCTAAAGTACAATCCGAAAGAGTCAAATTAATTATGGCTGAAATTCACAAGTACCTAACTGATTTTAATAAATATAAAACAAAAGTTCCATTTTATGTAGATAATTTATTTACTGATGCTGAATCAAAACAGTTAATGGATATTATTTATCAAAATAAAAATATGCTAGATCCAGTTGTGCATAAACCAAATGAGCAGACTAGTGAAAAAAATTGGGATAGGTTTAGACCAAAAACAATTGAATATATGTCAAGAGTGCTTGTTGAGTTTCAGATGCCCAAAAACTTAGAAGAAAAACTAGACAATATTGCAAAACCAATTTATGATGGAGATGTCGCTCTATGTCATTATAACTATATTGAATATAATAAAAAGTATGGCAATGGAAATAATAGTCCAAAGTTGCCTCCACATATAGACGCAGATGAAAATCTAATAACTATTAATCACTGTGTTGATGGAAACATTGAGTGGGATCTTTATATTGGAAACCAAGAAGACGGGACCACCTTTACAAGATATACACTAGAGCCTGGGCAAACAATAGTTTTCAGTGCAGTCAATCAGGTTCACTGGAGACCAAAGCGCAAATTTAAAGATGGCGAGTTTCTTGAGATTGTTAGCATGGACTATTGTCCAATAACTAACTATAGGTTTACTGGAGAAATGAATCCACTAGATGCATACACATATCCAGAAAAAAGAAGCGCTTACACAAATTCTTTAAACTATTTGCCAGAATTTAAAGCAGCGTGGAATCTTTATCATCAGGATGGTATGAAAGACGGAGTAATTGGAGATGATTTTTAATGGAAGAAAAAACAACTATTGATATGGTAAATGGTCTTGTAGAAATTGCAGACTATATGGAAGATGAAGAACTGACAACTGCATTAACAATGATTGCTAAACTAATTATAAAGCCAGATATCCCAATCAATGTTGCTCATGTAGAGATTGTAAGGCTTCAGGCAATCGCAGCAAAGATGGCATTTAAAGCAACATGGATGGCAAATGTAGATAAATCTGATAGAGGCAAAAAAAATCTTTACTACACTGCTGCTGAATCAATTAACAATTTAGTGTCTGCACTGAAATACATCACACGCTGATATCTGCTATACTTATAAGAATAGAAAAGAGTTTTAATATAATGACAAAAAATTTACTAAAGCAAGTTATGATTAGACCAGAAACAAGCAATAAATTGGAAGAGCCAACTTTTACTGATGGACTTATTGAGGCAATTAGGAATGGCTATACAGTTAACCTAAAACCACGCTTTCAAAAGAAGACAACCTTTGCTCCTTCATCTTTGACATACGGAGCAGGTGAGTGTGCTAGATATTGGTACCTTGCATTTGAGGGTGGTATTTTTCACGATGATGCAGATGCTTTTGGTGTAGCAAACAGAACCAGCGGAACACTGAGCCATGATAGAATCCAAGATGCTGTTATGAATGCTGGGCTTTTGGCAGAAGATATGGAGTTTGATCCAGAACCAAGCAAGTACAAGAAGCAAATTCATCCAGCATTAGAGTTTAGAATCAAGCATGATGACCCACCAATTTCAGGGTATGGCGATGTAATGCTTAATTATAATGGTCAAACTATTCTTGGTGAAATTAAAACCATGATGAATGAAGGCTTTGAGTATAGAAAAGCAAGCAGGAAGCCAAAGACTGGCCACCTAATGCAATTAATTATGTATATGAAGATTCTCAAGAAAGATAAGGGTGCATTGATTTATGAAAATAAAAATAACCATGATCTACTTATTATTCCTGTAGAAGTAAACGATCATTACCGTCGGTGGGTAGACCAGGCATTTGATTGGATGCGAACAGTTCGCAAGGCATGGGAAGATAAAACTTTGCCTCAAAAAACATATAGATCAAATTCAAAGATCTGTAAGGTTTGTCCATTACAAAAAACATGTGCCGAAGCAGAGACAGGGGTAATTAAAATTAAACCTCTGGAGTTGCTAGAAGATGAAGCATTGTAGTTGGTGCGACAAAGAATTTAAAACAGATATCTCATATCAGATATACTGTTCTGTAGAGTGTAGAAATCATTCTACAAAAGAAAAGATTGCACAAAGATATTTGCTTACAAGAAGACAAAAAAGAAAAGGCAAGATGCGAACTTGTAAATCTTGTAAAAGACAGTTGTCAATATACAATGATGATTCTTTGTGCTCTGGTTGTTTAATAAATCCTTCAGATGTTAGTCAAGCATTAAAAGAAATAAAAGGAAAAATAAATGGTACAAAATAAGTGGGGTGTAGAAATAAAACCAGAACAAATTTGTGCTATTGATGCTAGTACTAACAGTCTTGCCTATGCAACATTTCATGGTGAATACTTAAAAGAAGTTGGAAAGATTAATTTTGAAGGCAAAGATATATATGAAAAAGTAATTGACGCTGGCAGAAAGTCTAAAGGTTTATTTGAACATATTATAAATGTAGATGCGATTGTAATTGAACATACAGTATTTATGAACAGCCCTAAGACTGCTGCTGATCTTGCGTTAGTCCAAGGTGCTTTATTAGGTGCAGCAGGTCAATCTGGCATTAGAACTATTGGCAAGGTGTCACCAATCACATGGCAAAACTTTATTGGAAATAAAAAGATTTCTAAAGATGAAAAATTATATATTAGGTCTCAAAGTCCAGGAAAATCTGAGTCATGGTATAAATCTTTTGAAAGGGATCTTCGCAAACAAAGAACTATCAACTTTATCAATATTCAGTATGATAAGACTATTACTGATAATGATGTGGCAGATGCGTGTGGTATTGGTCATTGGGCTATAAAAAACTGGGACAAAGCAATAGGGGTTGACAAATAACATTATGGCTGCTAAACTATATACTAGTGAAACTTGGCTTAGAAAAAGATTTCTTATGGATAAAAAAACACCACAAGAAATTGCTTCAGAGTGTGGGACAAGCGTAGAAACAATATATGTTTATTTGGCAAAATACGGATTAAGGAAATCTAAACGATGAATAAATTACAAAAGGCTGTTGCAGTTTTAACTATTGCTGGTGCAGTTGGAATTAGTTATGCACTCTATACATTAAAGGGTTTGCCAGAAACATTTGATTGGGAGGATGACGAATGAGCGTTCAAACACAATATGTTATTTCAAATATTTGTGATGAAATAAAAGATATGCTTATTAAGAAGAACCAATCATACGGTGATTCTGCCATTGATCCAATTAGAATTTTTTCAAAGGCAAACACAGATGAGCAGATTAAGATTAGAATAGATGATAAACTTTCTAGAATATCTAGAGGCTCTGAGTTTTATGGGGACAATGACATAGACGATCTAATTGGATATCTAATCTTGTTTAAGGTTTCAAAGGTGCTATCAGATGTCAACTGAAGAAGACCTAGTAAAGCATTTAGATCAGGTAAATAATGTAGTTGAAGAATACCTAAAGGGTAATGACCCAACTGTCATTTCAAAGCAATTAGACATTCCAAGACAAAGAGTAGTTGCCTATATTGATGAATGGAAGACTATGGCTTCCGATAATGCTGCAATTCGTGCTCGTGCAAAAGAAGCACTTGTGGCAGCAGACACACACTATAGCAAACTTATCTCAAAATCTTATGAAGTTATTGATGAGGCATCAATGACAAATAATCTTACTGCAAAAACAACAGCGATTAAACTTGTTATGGACATTGAGTCTAAAAGAATTGACATGCTACAAAAGGCTGGACTGCTTGAGAACAAAGAACTTGCAGAAGAGATGGTTGAGATTGAAAAACGACAAGAGGTCTTAATGTCAATCCTAAAGGATATTGCTTCTGAGTATCCAGAAATTCGTGATGAAATTATGAGACGACTCTCCTCTATTGCCAAGCAAGATGAGGTTATTACGGTAATACATAATGGCTGATTTTGGTGATTTTCTTGAGGCTTTAAAAAATAATAATTTTGAAGAAACTCCAGTAGATGCTAAAACATTTGTTGAGGGTGAAGACTATCTTGGTCAGCCTCCGCTATCTCAAGTGCAATATGACATTGTTGAGGCCATGAGCCAAATATATAAACAGGAGGACTTGATTGATCTTCTTGGTAATGAAGAAGGAAGACGCTATTATAAAAAATATACAAAGAACGAAGTTATTCTGCAACTTGGCAAGGGATCTGGAAAAGACTTTGTATCAACAGTAGCATGTGCATATATAGTATATAAACTATTATGTCTAAAAGACCCTGCTCGTTATTTTGGAAAGCCTTCTGGAGATGCTATTGACTTAATCAATGTTGCTATTAACGCACAACAAGCAAAAAATGTTTTCTTTAAAGGATTTAAAACAAAAATCGAAAAGTCTCCATGGTTTGCTGGTAAGTATAACCCTAAAGCAGAAAGCATTGAATTTGATAAAGCAATTACTGTTTACTCTGGTCACTCAGAGCGTGAGTCTCATGAGGGTTTGAACCTTATCCTTGCTGTACTTGATGAGATTTCTGGTTTTGCAAATGAAGTTGGTACAGGAAATGATCAAGGAAAAACTGCTGACAACATCTATAAAGCATTTCGTGCCTCTGTAGATTCTCGTTTTCCAGATCTTGGAAAGGTTGCACTCCTTTCATTCCCTCGTTATCCAGGCGACTTTATTTCACAAAGATATGATGCTGTAATTATGGAAAAAGATGTTGTATCAAAAGATCATACATTTGTTATGAATGAGGACTTACCTGAAGATGCTGAGGGAAATACATTAAAAATTACTTGGGATGAAGACAACATAGTTTCTTACAAGTATCCAGGAGTGTTTGCACTAAAGCGTCCTACTTGGGTTGTTAATCCTACTAGAAAAATTGATGACTTCAAGTTGGCATTTTATACAGACCTTGGAGATGCAATGCAAAGATTTGCATGTGTTCCAACATATTCAACTGATGCGTTTTTTAAACAGGTAGAAAAAGTAAGATCATGTATGACCATAAGAAACCCAATTGATTCATATAAAAGATTTGATGAAACATTTAAGCCAGATCCAAATAAAAAATATTATGTGCATGCTGACCTTGCACAAAAACATGACAAATGTGCTGTAGCAATTGCACATGTAGAAAAATGGGTAAATATTCAGGTAATTAAAGATTATCAACAGGTAGCCCCAGTAGTTGTAGTAGATGCTGTGGTTTATTGGGAACCAAAAGTTGAAGGACCAGTAAATCTGTCAGAGGTGAAATTATGGATTCAAAATCTTAGAAGACAGGGTTTTGATATCGGAATGGTTTCATTTGACCGTTGGCAATCATTTGATATTCAAAATGAATTAAAACAGGTAGGAATGAGAACTGAAACTGTTTCTGTTGCTAAAAAACATTATGAGGATATGGCCATGCTAGTTTACGAAGAAAGACTTGTTATGCCTGCAATCGAACTTTTGTTTGAAGAACTAACAGAATTAAAAATCATGAAAAATAATAGAGTTGACCACCCAAGAAAATCTTCTAAGGACTTAGCAGATGCTGTGTGTGGAGCAATATTTGGAGCAATATCACACACTCCAAAAAATATAGATCAGGAAGTTGAGATTCATACATTTAGGGAAAGATCCAAAGATGTATTTGACTCAAGTAACTCAAATGTGATAGAATATAAGCCTATGCCAAAAGATGTAAAAGACTATTTGGATAGATTCAATCTACTATAAAGAAAAGGAAATAAATTAAATGAACTCATTTAAGAAAATCGCACTAGCCATGGTTGCAGCCATGACTTTGGGCACAATCGTAGCAACACCTGCAAGTGCTGCTGTAATGACAGTCGCTGTATCGCTTGACTCTGTAGCAAACACTACAGCATCAGCAATCGCTACACCTGCATCATTGCCAGTCCCTGCAGACAACTCTGTTGATGCTGCTGACGCACTAAAGTTCGTCGCAACAGTTGATACAGGTTCTAGCGTAACTGTTTCAGCAACAAACGCAACAATCGTGTCTGCACTACACACATCTGCTGCACCAGTAGGAGCAACATCAGGATCATCATCTTTAACAGTTGCAACTGGTACAGGAACAACAGCAACATTTTATGTCTACACAAAGACAACAGCAATTGGTACAGTTGTAATCAACAACCAGGGAACAACTCTTACATACTATGTACAGGGAACTGCTGGTAAGATTAACTCTCTTACAGTGTCTGCACCTACATCAGGTGCTGCTGGAACAAAGCAGGACATCACAGTAACTGCAACAGATACATTTGGTAACAAGGTATCAGGTAAGTCAATTACTGCAACAGTGTTTGCTTCTACAGCAACACTAGACACAGCAACAGCAACAACTGGTGCTACACTTTCAGATTTTGGAGTTGCTACATTTAAGGCAACACTTCCAACAACTGGAACACGCTCACTAATCACATTCTCACCAACAACATCTTCTGATGCAACATCTGCTGATGTAACAGGTCTTCCTGCTCGTGCACTAGCACCATTTGCAGAAATCGCAGTTCGTGATCTAGTATCAGAACTTGCTGCACAGGTTGCTGCTAAGGATGCAGCCCTTGCTGCAAAGGCTGCTTCAGACGCTGCACTTGTTAAGGCAACAGCAGAGCACACTGCTCTAATTGCTGCTGAGAAGGCTGCTTCTGCAAAGGCACTTGCTGATGCAAAGGTTGTTTCAGATGCAGCAATCCTTGCTAAGGATGCACAGATTGCAAAGTTGACTGCAGATAATGCAGCAGCAGTTAAGTCAATCAAGGATGCTTTCAATGCACTTGCAAAGAAGTGGAATGCAAAGAATCCAAAGGCAAAGGTTACTCTAGTTAAGTAATTAGTCCAACACTAAGGGGGTTGCCAATTACGGTAGCCCCCTTTTTGTGCAATAAAATGGTATAATCATCCTAACAGACATCTTGTCTGCAAGGGGGAAAGGTCAATTAAAAGATTATTACGCATAACAGTGGCATCAGTATTGGCCTTTGGTTGGCTCCTCATATCCCCGCAAGACGCTCATTCTGATGATCCCCTCACAGTTGCAGCCAAGCAGATCGAGAACCTTAATAGCGCAGTAGATAAATTAGACTACAAAGATGGTCTAATTAATATGATTGACATAGCAGAAAATAAGTTTATGTATGCCAAAAATCTGCGGGATGTCAGGGATGAGGCAATTGCAGACTATGATGATGCAGTAGAGGCAGAAGAGTTAGCCCTAGATGCAGTAGAACTTGCCCAGTCAAATGTAGATGGCCAGACAGTAACAGTAGAACTTTCTTTTAATTATAAAGAGGATGCCCTACAAGATAAGAACGATGCACAGGATGCTCTCAACATAGCCAACATCAACCTTCAAACGGCGCAATCAAATATGCAGAGTGCTGGAGGAGAAGGTTTGGCATATACTGTTTATACTCTTGTTAGACAGGGTAATGTTGCTACCCCAGGATATGTGCTTTGTTCTGGTACTTGGAACTCAAACTATATGAGCCTTCCAGTTTGTGGTAATAGATATGAAAACTTTATAGTTAAATTTACTGGACAGATAACAGTTCCAGAATGGTTCACATCAACAAAATTTGCAGGTTACACAGATGATGGTTTTAGGATGTATAT